ATGCTGCTGACCATTCGCGACGTTCCCGAAGACCTGGTGCGCCAGGCCAAGCTTGCGACCGGCAAGGGCACCGGCAGTCAGGCGTTCATCGCCGGTATTGAGTTGATGCTTCATCAGCGTGATCGCATTGAAGAGATGCAGGAAGAGATTCGGTCGCTGCGCGAGACCCTCGGTGTGTTCCAGGGCGTGCTTGCCGATGCACATGCCGCTGCTGTGCAACTGGCTGAGATCGCGGGGCAGCGCGATATGCTGGTGTCCGACAACCCGCTGCGGCCTGGGTATCGTCGCCGCTAGCAGTTTTCGTTCTGCAGCTGTTGCACCAGGTCGAAAAGTGCTAGCAAATTTTCCCGCGGGATCTGTCCTGGAACTGACTGACTGCTAGCAACTCGGAGCCCCTTCGCGGGGCTTCGTCGTTTCCGCCGCTCCGAAACCACCTCGCGCCCTGATCACCCAAGCGTGCGTATCGCGGCCATCCATAGAGCACGCTGTTGATGCGCACACGGGGCGATCAGATCTCCGAGGAATGTTCAGCCGTTTTGCCCGGCGAGTTCTCGTAGGGCCTTCCAGGCTGGCTGGCTTTGGGTGCTCGAACGGCACCCGGAGGGGTGGGGGTGCTGTAACACCCCCACTTTGGTATGAAACTCCATACTTACCAGTCGCTCCAGGCCCTTCTTTTCCGTCGGTGAGCCCTTCTGCGCCGGTGGGCGGAGCCGGTTTCACTCTATGTGAATTACCAGTTTCCCAGAGGCGGATACCTCCAGGCTGCTGATGGCGTGTTCGAGGAAGGCGTGCACGATTTCTGAGTCTTTCAGTGGCTGGAGCCCGCGCTTCACTAGCTCTTTGTTGACCTCCACGGCCTTCTTTCTCAGCGCTTCTTGTTCGGCCTGGGTCAGTCGGATGTTTGTTGGCATGTGGTCTCTCATTCGGTGAACACCTCTACACATATTCGTGTGTGCAAGTTATAAGTGTTGACGTGTGTGCATGTGCGCGTCTACATTTCGCGCAAATGTAACGTGTGTGCATGCATCCCATGACCGTTTCCAATGACCAAGGTTCGCCAATGTTCTACGACTGGATATCCGGCTATCAGGATTTCCCGTTCGACATTCCGCAGGTGGGCAAGGTCATTCGACTGAATGTTGACTCGGAGACCAACGAGGTGCTGAGCCAGTCGTGCCCGGCCTTCCATGCTGAGGGTAGCTACAGCACGAAGTTTCGCATTCAGGTGGCAGGGCGTCGGGTGTACGTCGACGGCAATGCGAGCCGCGTTAACCGCCTGGACAACCTCTACGGCCTGACCACGCTCGCGGACAACATGGCCGTCATCAATTCGATCTTGACCGCACCGGAAATCGGTCTTCCGCCTCTCACTCGATGCACCCGTCTTGATCGTCTGCAGGACGGTTCGGCGGTGGTGGACGGGTTCACTTTCACTCGGATCGATGCGACCCGGAATCTCTTCGTAGGGAAGGGTAACGAGTCGGCATATCTGCGGGCTCTGTCGAGCCAGCGTTTCCGGAACTCCATCGGCTACTTGTACCCGGACGGCGGCACCGTTGTGTGGACGCCCAGCGGGGGAGAGAAAGCCGGTCGCCTGGTTTACCCGGGTTACTACAACAAGGGGCTGGAACTGACTCGGCATTTGCTGCCGAAGGTTCTACGGCGTTACGGCGCTGAGTCTGAGGAGTATCGCTACGTCAGCCAGGTGCGCGACTGGTGCGTAGAAGTCGGAGTTGTCCGCGCTGAAATCAAGCTCAAGAGCGAGCTGCTGAAGAGGGATTGCCTCTGCCATTGGGGCCTGTTCGACGAACAGCGCATCTGGGATCACCTGGGCGAATTTTTGAAGGTGGGCGACAAAATGACCCTGACCGCACATGACATTGCCAGCATTTCCGAAGAACTGATGCGTGTAGGCGTCTGCGACTCCATGCAGGCGGCTGGGCGTACTGCGACTTACGCGATGGAGTGGATGAACGGCAAGACGTTCGATTTCAACAAGTCTGCCGTGAAAACGCATCGCGCCCGTCTTCGGGCTATCGGCTTCGATATCAAGCTGCCTTTCGACGCGTCGCGGCACATGTTCTTCATCCACAACGTGCGCGAAGTCTCCCGCACCTTCGACGTTCCCGCGCCGAGCTTCTACCGGCGTCCGGACGTGCCGCGCCATTTGCGGCTGGTGGCCTGACGTGCTTGCGCCGACTCTCCAGGCTCTCGCGCTGCTCGCCGGTGCCGTCACCCTGGTTCACGCCCTCGGTGTGTGGGCTCGCTCATGAGGACGATCAGCTTCCAGGGAGACGGCCTGTCGGCCAGTCAGTACCGGTCGATCCAGCTTCGCCAGCAGGTGAGGGCGGCGGTGAATCAGTCCGTGTTGCAACAGCAGGTTGCGGCCACGCTCCAGGCCCTGGAGCAGCACAAAGAGCAGGGCGGCAAGCCCGAAAAGGTCTGGTCGACGATCACCAACGAAAAGGGCACGCCGTTCCTGGGCGACGTGTTCGGGTGGCCGTGATGGCTATCGAGATCAACCGCCAGTCGTACCTGTCGCTCCGGTCCTCCCTGGAGCTGGAACTGCTCGATGCCGGTATCGACTCGCCTGAGCTGCTGAGCCGTCTGATGCGCCACGTGCTTGCCACCGAATCCGCGACCCGTACCGAGTCGCAAACCGTTCGCCGGGCCTTCGTCACGGCCCGTAGAAACCCGCTGCTGGGCGCAATCCCTCAGCACAGTCCAGGGCGCACAAATCGCCCGTATATCCGCAAGAGGAAACCCTAATGCCCTTCGTCTATCTCGGCCTGACTCGTGACGCCGGAACCTCGAAAAAGACCGGCAACGCCTACGACATTTCGGTCGTTCACTTTGCTGTCGATGCGTCGCAATCGACCCGGCCTGACCGCAAGTTCGCCCTCGGCCTGGAACCGCAAAATCTGCCGATCGCCCCCGAAGCTGTGAGCCAGTTTCAGCGTGTTGAACCGCTTTCGTCTGTGAACTTCGAGTTCGAGCCTGACCCGCGAAACATGCAGCGCAACCGTATTTGCGGCGTGAAACCGCTGCCGAAAGCTACTGCTCAGGCGGCGAGTTAATTTAAATGAATTTTTTGGGCTGTGACGGTGTTTGGTTGGCTAGGGAAGATGGTTCAACTATCTGCCAGGGCCAAATGAAGACGTTTACGGTCCAGGAAATGCGGGAGTTCCTGACTCCTGCAATGACAATTGCGCAGAAAGCTCAAATCACCGGCGGGCTGTTGACGTTGTTTGTTGCGGTCTGGGTGTTTAAGAAGATGCGCACATCAATTCCACACTAATGGAGTAAGTTCCATGAAACAACTGAAACAACTGTTCTCCCTGGGCAAGCGTGAAGCCGTTATTGGTGGCTCGTTGCTGATGACGTCCGGCCTTTCGATGGCCGCTGAGGGCGATATCGACACTACCAAGGCCCTGGCCTATATCGCGGGCGGCCTGACTGCTGCGGCGGCTGTGACCGGTGCCATGTTCGGCCTGGTCGCCCTGATCGGCGCCGCCAAGAAAGCCCAGCGCGCAGGGACCTAATCGACCCTCAGTCAAGCCGGTGGCGGTCAGTCCGCCCCGGCTTTTTTATTGCCCGGAGAAAGGATAAATGAGGATTAATAAATGTATATCAGCCCTGAAGATATCGCTTTTTATGGCGTGCTTATTGCCCTCGCTATTCTTTGCTCAGGGCGCTAGGGCTGAATATTATTATTGGTATCTTAGCGCTTTATCGAGGCAAGTTTCGTCGCCTTCGGCTGGATGTGATCTTTATTTCAGCAGTATTTCCGACAAGTCTGGCCTGTCTTTTGCTATGGAGCCTTCCCCGAATGACCCTGGCAAAACTTTTTATTGCGTTGCGAGGGCCGTATCTACTGGGCGGGCGATATGGACTACTGATGTTTATTTGAAGGGCGACAGGTGTCCCGAAGGGCAATCTCTCGATTTAAAAGATGGCATGTGCAAGCCTCCGCCTCCTGAGTGCGAATCTGGAGTGCCGAACTTGTTCAGGAGTTCAAACTATCCAATTATCGTCATTAATGGAAAGAACACAGTTCCTAGTTCTCCACCTTCTGGCTGTTTGAATGGGTGCGCTTATGAGGCTGATAGTTCTCGGCCAACATCTTGTTATCGCACTCCAGGCTCCACAACTGAGGGGTTCTGCAACTACACGCTCAAGAGCAACGGTCAGAACTGCTCGGCAGATTCCGGCAACCTGGGCGGCACCGGTCCTTCGCTCAGTGAACCGAATCAGCCGCCAGTGACCGACCCGCCTTCGGACCCGAATGACCCGGGCTGTCCGAAGGGCTACAGCTGGTCAGGCACCACGTGCGTGAAGACGCCGACCGATCCCACAGACCCGACCGACCCGAAAGACCCTGGTGGTGATGGCGGTGGAACTGGTGGTGGCGATGGTGGCGGTACAGGCGGTACAGGCGGTGGCGGTGATGGCGGAACGGGCGGCGGTGACGGTGGTACCGGTGGGGGAGACGGAAACGGTGGAACTGGCGGCGGTGATGGCGATGGCGGCGGTACGGGTGGCGGTGGTGATGGCGGGGGAGACGGGCAGTGCGATCCGGCAAAGGACCCGAACAAATGCGGCAGCGGCTCATCGATCTCCGGCGACGGCGACTGCAAGGTGGCGATCCAGTGCAACGGCGACGCAATCCAGTGCGCCATCGTTCGCCAGGAAAAGGCCTCCCGCTGCGCGGATGAAGAGTTCCGCACGGTCGATGACAAGAAGATTCAGGACCTGAAGAACACGCTGGCCGGCGAGTTTTCCGGGCCTGAGTACGAACCCATCAAGGCCACTGGCGAGAACACCCATGACCTGTCGAGACTGCTTGACACCAGCGGGCGTTTCTCCAAGGCCTGCCCGGTTATTCCTGACTTCTCGTTCCCCTGGTTCGGCAGTACTCAGACGGTGTCGCTCAGTAGCGTGTCGTCCGATCTGTGCACGTATCTCCAGTGGTTCGGGTATCTGCTGGTCGCGTTCGCCATGCGCGCCGCGGCTGAAATCATTGCGCGAGGGTTGAACTGATGCCGTTACTGATCGGGGTACTACTGCGGGCCATCGGCTGGTCGCTGATCCCGCTGGGTTGGAAGCTGCTGCGCGGCTTGGGGTTCACTGCTGTTGCCTTCGTCGGCGTCAAAGCGGTGATGGATCAGGCCAAGGACTACGTGTTCAGCAGTCTCGGCGGCGTGCCTGCGCAGTGGCTCCAGGTCCTGGGGCTTCTGCAAGTTGACGTGTGTATCAACATCCTGTTCTCCGCGTACATCGCCCGCGCCGTGCTGTGGGGTATGGACAAGTCTGGCGGCAAGTCTGGCATGCGCTGGACCGGGCCGAAGTAAGCGAGGAGGGGACTAACATGCTCTATCTGCGCACCGGTCTGCCAGGCGCTGGCAAGACCCTGAACGCGATTCGGGAAATCGACATTGAACATCAGCCGGACCCGGACGACCCGACAAAGCGGTTGCACAAGGACCCGGACAATCCGGACCTGCCGCCCAGGACGATCTATTTCTACGGCATTCCGGATATGAAGCTGGATCGGCTCAAGTCGAAGTGGGTCGAGTTCGATACGCCCGAAGAGTGGTACAACCTGCCTGATGGCTCGGTGATCGTGATCGACGAAGCCCAGCGGGTGTTCGGCAACGATGGCACCAGGGCGCGCCCGGAGAAGGTCACGCGCTTCGAAACGCACCGGCACCAGGGCCTGGACATTCACCTCATCACCCAGCATCCCAGCTTGTTGTGCACGCCCGTGCGCAAGCTGGTCGGCAAGCACATCAACTTCATTCGGCCCTATGGCCGGGAGAAAGGCATCTTCCGGCATGAGTATGAGTTCTGCATCGACAATCCGGAGCGGCGCAGCAACTTCAAGCAGGCCCAGGAAGAACGGGTCACGTTGGATAAGGCGTATTTCGGCGTCTACAAGTCGTCGACGGTGCACACGCACAAGCCGATCACGCCCAGCTACATGAAGAAAATCCCGCTGATCATCGTGCTTATGCTGATCCCGATCGGTGTGCTTGTTGGGCTTGTCGTGACCGCGATGCGACAGGGGGATGAGGAGAAAGAAGCGGCTCTGGCGAGGAGTCAGGCGGCTGAGGTGTCAGCGGGTGTTCTGCCGGGCGCTGGGAATGCTGTTCAGGCAGCCCCCAGGGCCTCCAGCGGGTCGAAATCGACCGATGAGTTCATCGGTGATATGTCGCCCAGGGTGCCCGATCTGGTGGCCTCGGCGCCGCGCTATGACGATCTGAACAAGCCCAGGGATTTCCCTCGGCCGGTGTGTGCGGCCAGCTCGGATCCGAACTTGATCGGCAAGGCTCCTGAGCGGCGAATTCCGATGGGCACGTACAATGGCCGGGTGATGGTCTGCCAGTGCTACACGCAACAGGTCACGCGGATGCACACGACGTTCGAGTTCTGCATGGACGTTGTGAACAACGGCTATTTCGACGACACGCGGATGCCACCGACTTATGCCAGCGGCAACAGCACGCGAGGCTTGATCACCAGTCCGTCGGTTGACCCGGCGACGGCGATTGAGCGAGGGCGCGCAGCGACATCGCCGACGCCGGGGGATGCGTTCTCGACACGAGTAACCATCGTGCCGGATAGCAGCAGGACGCCCAGGACGCTATGA